GCCAACCTCACAAGCTCACCCCCGCTATGCGACTAAGCGGGCCGAGGGGGTGCCCTCTTTTGGGGGGCAGATTGCGGCGGTGGCGTCCGCACTTGGTTGGGACTTGCTGCCGTGGCAACGGTTGGTGGCGGACGTTGCGGGAGAGGTAAACCCGGACGGCACGTGGCGTTACCCCACGGTCATTGTGACAACGCCGCGACAGAGCGGGAAAAGCACGCTCTTGGGTGCGGTGCTTGCTCACCGGGCGATTAGGCAACGGGACTCTCTGCATTGGTACACCGCGCAAGCGGGCAAGGACGCCAATGAGACTTGGCGGAAGTGGGAATACAAGCTTGGTGAGGCTATGCCCGGGCGGTGGGGGATGAGGTACGCGCAAGGTACGGAGCGGGCGCATTTCACCGCGTCCAATGGTGTCATTCGTCCTTTTGCCCCAACGCCCAAGTCACTTCACGGGCAGCAATCGGACACGGTTGTTTTGGATGAGTGTTGGGCGTATTCCACGGAGCAAGGGGAGCAACTCCTCCAAGCGGTGATTCCTACGCAAGCAACCCGGCCCATGCGCCAATTGTGGATTGTGTCCACGGCGGGGACGGAGAACTCAACGTGGTTTCGGTCTTGGATTAAGCGCGGGCGGGAGTCCGTTGAGGACCCGGACTCCGGGATTGCGTATTTTGAGTGGTCCGCCCCGGACGATGCGGACCTCGAGGACCCGGAAGTTTGGCGGGAGTTTCACCCCGGTTACGGGTCGCTCATAGATGACCACGCCATGCGCTCCGCCCTAGACCAATTCGGGCTTGACGGATTCTCCCGCGGTTATCTCAACCGTTGGCCTTCCGCGGCGGAATCGTGGCGGGCCGGGTGGCCCATGCTCGCCACCGCGGAGGGTATCCCCGAGGGGTTGCCCGTATTTCTTGCGGCGGACGCTTCACTCAACCAACGTCATGCGTCGATTGGCGCGGCAGCTCTACTCCCGGACGGGCGGGTTTCCGTTGAGGTCATTGACGCTAGGCCGGGGACGGCATGGTTGGCGGAGCGGCTCCAAGAGATTGCACGCCGCCACCGGGCGGAAGTCATCATTGGGGCCAATGGCCCGCTTGCGTTTCTCATTGAGGAGCTCACGCGGGCGGGCGTCCGGGTCACCGCGTCAGGGACCGGGGACTATGCGGCAGCGGGGGACCGTTTCCGCACTTTGGTTATGGAGCGGCGGATTGCCCACCAAGGGGACCCGCGGCTAGACATGGCGGTTGACGCCATTGACGTCCATTCCGGCGTTAATCGTGCCGTGTGGAGGAGGTCCCGAGGGGCCGGGGACGTTGACGTTTCGCCACTAATCGCGGTGTCTTTTGCCGCGTGGAAAGCCGCCACGCCGCCCCCTAAGCCGCAATTCATTAGGTTAGATTCGTGAAAATCTAGGTCCGTCCGCAGAATTACAGACATGGCATTTTGGGACCGCGCAAACGGGCTTATTTCCCGGGCGGAAATTAACGCGGAGATAACCCGCGCCGCTGCCGCTAATCCCGCTCCGCACATGATGACCGCCGGACTTGTGCCCACTTGGTCCGATTTCTCGGAGTTTGCCGAGCTCTCCGCCATGCAGATTCCCGCGTTTACCCGCGGTCTCCGACTCATTACGGGCACCGTTGCCCAACTTCCGTTGGTGCAATGGCGCGACGGGCAGCGGGTCAACAATCCTTTCTTGGCACAACCCGAGCCGGACCGCACCTCTTGGGTGTCCATGCAGCGCACCACCCGTGACTTGTGTCTCCGGGGCCGCGCTTATTGGCTAGTCCTTGCGGTGGACTCCGCGGGCTACCCCACCCGGGTCCGGGTGCTTGACGCCGGGGACGTTTCCGAGAGTCTCACCAAGCGTGAGCATGTGACGGTTAACGGCAAGGACTTTCCCGTTTCCCACCCCGCCGGACCGGGGACCAATGTTGGCTCGGTCATTGCCTTTACGGGGTACAAGGACGGGGTCCTCACCGTTGGGCGTGACGCCATTGACACCGCGCTTGCCATTGAGGACGCCGCCCGCAACATTGCCAATAGCCCGCTCCCGTCCGTTGTCCTCAAAAACAATGGGGCGGACCTTTCCCGGGAGGAGGTCATTTCACTCCTCACGGATTGGGAGGCGTCACGCCGGGAGCGTGCCACGGCGTATCTCAACTCCGTTATCTCGGCGGACGCCATGGGATGGAACTCCGCGGAATTGCAGCTTGTGGAGGCCCGGAACATTTCCGCCGTGCAGATTGCCCGGGTCCTCGGGCTAGACCCCATGTGGGTTGGGGCGGGTGTCGCGGGCTCCTCAATCACGTATGCCAACCGGGTTGACGCCCGCAAGGACCTCATTGACCTCACGCTCACGGACTACATGGTCCCCATTGAGCAGAGACTCACCATGCGTGACGTTACGCCCACCGTGACCGCCAACCGCGTCCGATTCGATACCGGGGAATTTCTCCGGGCGAACATGACCGAGCGCACCGCGATTGTGTCCACGCTCCTCCCGCTCGGCGTCATTGACGTTGACGGGGCCAAGTCCATCCTTGCCGACAACGGAGAGTTCTAATGCAGACAACGGACCTTGCCCTCACTCTGTCAATCCGAGAGGACACACCCGCGGACGGTATCGCCGCGACGCTTGACGGAATCGCCGTGCCCTACGGCTCGGAAATTGACCTTGGGGGAGTCCGTGAGGTTTTCGCCGCGGACGCATTTGACCCGGCGGAGGTTGTCGGGCGTCCGCTTTGTTGGCGTCATGATGAGCCAATCGGCAAGGTGACCGCCGCGGAGAATCGTGAGGACGGTCTCATCATCACCGCCGAGATTGCAGACACAAGCCTTGGGCGCGACGCCGCCGCATTGGTTCGCTCCGGGGCGGTTTCGGGATTGTCCGTGGGCTTTGAGCCCATTGAGGACACGTGGGACCGCGGTAAGACCATTGTCACCCGCGCTAAGGCCCGACTCCGTGAGTTGTCACTCACCCATCTACCCGCTTATGCCCAAGCCGGGGTAAGCGTAATCCGAGAGGAAGAAACCACAATGTCCGTTGAGACCGTTGAGGAGACCCCGGCGGTCTCCTCAGATTTCGCCACCCGCGAGGACCTCATGGCCCTCCGTGACCGCGTGGCAAGCATTACCGTCATTGACCGCGAGGTTGCCCCCGTGTCCATGGAGGACTTCCTCCGTGAGTCGGGCAAGCGACTTGTCACCCGCGCATGGAGCAACGTCACCCTTGACGGCACCCCCGCAGACATCACCCCGCTCCCCGTTGGTATCGCCAATTGGGTCAACTCCGGGCGTCCGCTTGTGTCCGCAATTGGTGTCTCCCCGCTCGCCGCGGAGGGCATGGACGCCGCATGGATGCTTGACAAGACCCCGCCCACCGTTTCCGTGCAGTCCGGCGAAAAGACCGAGATTGCAAGCACGGTCCCCGCGGGAGAGCTTGTCAAGGCCGCGGTTGTCACTTACGCGGGCGGCAATGACGTTTCATTGCAGTTCATCTCCCGCGCAAGCGTGTGGGACTACGCGCACCTCATGGAGCTTTACGCCCGTGAGTACGCCCGCGCCACCAATGCCGCGGTTGCAACCTCCATGGCAGCGGCAACGCAGACCATGACCGTCCCCAAGGCGGGCATTGACACCGCCGCGCTCGGTCGCCTCCTCGGGACCGCTGCCGCGCAGATTGTCGCGGCAACGGGCAACACTCCCAATGCTTGCGTCCTTGACCCGGCTCTCTTTTTCGAGATTGCCACGGTGAGCGGCAACGGTTACCCCGTCGCGGGCGGCAACGTGGGCAACGCCGGACTCACGGGTCTCTCGTACTCCGCGTTTGGTCTCAACTTCATTTGTGACCCGACTCTCTCGGGCGGTTACCTCTTTGACCGCTCGGCAATCGGCATCAAGGAAAACCCGGGCGCACCGCTCTCCATCACCGCCAACGTGCCGAGCAAGCTCGGCATTGACTACGCCGTTTACGGATTCATGGCCCATAAGGTCCTTGTCCCCAACGGCATCGTCAAGGTGACCAAGGCAACCGCCTAAGCACTAGACCCCCGGTGAGCTCGGCTCCCGGGTCCCCCGGTGGGGTGGTCTTTACTCCCGTTTGGGCCACCCCACCCCCTCTCTAAGAAAGGACAAGCGTCATGGCATGGGCCACCGTTGCGGACGTTGCAACCCACTTGGGTATGCCCACGGATACCCGCATGGAGTCATGTCTCACCGCGTCGCTTGCTTTCTGCCACCGCGCCCGCCATGACCTAGACCCCAACGCCCCCGCCAAGGGTGACGTACACCTTGCCGTGGTCCTTTACGCCGCCCTCCTCTACCGGGAGCGGGCAACCCCCATGGGGTTTGCCACGTATGAGGAGCTTGACACCTCCGTTGGCGACATTGGCGGGGCCATGACCAACATTTACCGACTCTTGGGCACGCGCCGCCCGGTGGCACTATGAGCGCGTCCGCAGACTTTGACGCATGGGCGGCGGAGCTTGCCGCCGCGCTAGACATGCACGTTACTCGGGACCCGGACCTCATTCACCCGCCGTGCGTATTCATTGACACGCCCGCCATTGAGGGGCGGACCCTTCACGCCACCCGTTACGCGGTCCCCGTTTTTCTTGTCGCCATGGGAGTTGGGCGGCAGGCCGGGGACTACCTCCTCAACACGGGAGACAAGTTTCTTGCCGCCATTGCGGAGGCAAGCGCGGACCCCCGGGTCCTCACAATTGGGGACATTCCGTATCCCACCCTCCATGTATCCAAGGCAATCACCATCACAAGGGAGCACTAACAATGGCAATCGTTGACTCACGGCAGGGTGTGGGCGTGCTCATGCTCGGCACCAAGGATTACTCCGCGCAGATTTCCAACGTCCGACTCACCCCCAACCATGAGACCGAGGACGGCACCAAGACTCTTGGTTTTCCCCACCCGGCTCCGCTTGCCACCACCACGTGGACTCTTGCGGGCTCCGCAATCCAAGATTGGGAGGACAAACTCGGGTTTGTGCGTTTCTGCATTGACAACAACAACACGGAAGTCCCTTTTGAGTGGACTCCGAACAATGGCAAGGCGTTTCACGCCCGGGGCCGTTGTCAGGTGCTCGCCGTAGAGCTCGGCGGCGAAATCGACACGCAGGCAACGACGGACTTTGAGTTTGCCGTTGTCGGCGCAATCACGTGGGACGACACCGCCACCGCGGGTCTCGCTGCCAATGCCAATACCATTCCGTAAATCCAACTAACCAAGCGGGAGAAAAATGTTCACCCAAGTAATGGCCGTCACCTACCGGGACGGGCGCAAGGAAACCGTGACAACCTCACAAGCGGACATTAAGAGTTTCGAGTTGTGGGCATTGCAGCGGGGAATTTACGCCCGCCCCGGCGGGTCACTCATGAGTGACGCCCCAATCCTTTTCATGCGCGTTGCGGCATGGTCCGCGACATTCCGCGCAAGCGGGCAGCGCATTGACTTTGAGACTTGGGACGGCACCGTTGAGGACGTCACGCCCGAGGGTGACGCCGAGGTTGCCGCCCCTTTCCCCGAGCCCACCCCGGGTGGGGAATCGGAGTCCTAGCGGCGGCAACCGGGATTGCCCCGAGCGTGCTATGGGCGGAGGACCCCCGGGACCTTGCAACGCTCATGGAGGTATTAGCGGAGAGAGCCAAGAAATGAGAGGAGGAGCCCAACATGGCTAGTCGCCAAGGTGCCGTGCAGCTTTACGCGGACCGGGATGGGCTTTACGACGTCCAACGGACGTTGGCTCTCATTGCCGCCGAGGACCTCAACGTTGCCAAGAGGGAGCTCCGCCAAGGGACCAAGCGCATTGCCGAGGAGCGGCTCATCCCCGCGCTATGGATGGGGGCCAACTCCTCCGGGGTCCCCATTGCTCCCGCGCTTGCCCAAACCGCCCGCGCCCGCACGGACCGCGTTGTTACGGTCCGCATTGGTGCCGTTAACCCCAAGCTCTCCGGTTTTAAGCGGGGTAAGGCATCAAAGCGGGGCGGGCGGCAGCTCCTCAACCCCACCACGGACCGCAACTCCAAGACCCCTCAAAAGGCGTATTCCCAAGAGCAACGGACCTCTCTTGCGTGGGGCTCGGACCTCGGTCCGCACCCGTCCAACCCGGTCAACCATTACGGGGTACCCCGCAATAACCGCGGTTATTGGGTCAAGTCCACGGTTGCCGCCAATGGGACATGGGAGTCCGTCGCCAAGGCGTATGAGGACCTCCTAGACCAACTCCTCCGAGACTATGGGAAGTACCGCTAATGGGTATGCCGGGAATTGTCATCCAAATTGGCGCGGACACCAAGGACGCCATTGACGGCATTGGGCGCGTTAACAAGGCACTTGGTGACGAATCAGGGATGACCAAGTTTAAAGCGGGCATACAGGGGGCCATGCTGCCCGCCGCCGCCGCTCTTGGTGCTCTTGGTGCTGCCGCGTGGGATTTCTCCAAGGCGGCAATGGAGGACCAAAGCGCGGCGTCCAAGCTCGCCACCGCTCTTAAAAACAATACGGGAGCAACCAAGGCGGACGTTGCCGCCATGGAGGATTGGATTGACAAAACCTCCCGGGCCACGGGCATTGCAGATGACCAACTACGCCCCGCCATGGCTCGGCTCACCAACTCAACTAAGGACATTAAGAAAGCCCAAGAGCTCGCCACCCTTGCCACCGAGATTGCCACCGCCAAGAATCTTGACGCCGAAACCGTCGCCAACGCGCTTGCCAAGGCCAATGACGGGCAATTCGCCGCGCTTAAAAAGTTGGGCATTTCTCAGGGTGAGCAAACGGAAAACGCCAACTTGCTTGCCCAAGCCCAACGCGCATTGGGTAAGGAACAAGAGAACGCCGCCCGGGTCATGGAGACAAGCGGACCCAAGTCCAAGGAATACGCCAAGGCACTAGAAAAGGTGGCGGAAAAGACCAAGATTGTTGAGGACATTTCCAAGAGTGGCACCGATTGGGTGACCGAGCTCGGCAACACTTTTAAGGGCTCCGTGGCAGCGGACGCGGAAACCGCCGCCGGAAAAATGAAGCGTATGCAACTCTCCATTGAGGAAACCAAGGAGAGCATTGGAGCCGCGCTCCTCCCGGTCCTAGAAAAGTTCCTCCCGTATTTGCAGGCCATGGGCACTTGGGCGCAAGACAACTCCGGGGTCTTGGTTGCTCTTGCCGGGGCCGTTGGTGTCGTCGCGGGCGCAATCGTCGCCATTAACGTTGCATTAAAGCTCTATGCCATGTACCAAGCGGCAGCGGCAGCGGTCACCGCACTCATGACCACTAGCACATGGGCTTTCACCGCCGCGCTACTTGCCAACCCCATCACGATTGTTATTGCCGCCATTGTCGCGCTCATTGCCATTTTCGTTGTGGCGTATCACAAGGTGGATTGGTTCCGTAAGCTTGTGGACACCGCGTGGGCGGCAATCCAAACCGCCATTGGCTCCGTGGTGAATTGGCTACGGGACACCGCGTGGCCCATCCTCCAAACGGTCTTTGAGTGGATTGGGAGCGCGGTCACGCTCTACCTCCTGCCATGGAAGTTGGCATTTGAGGGCATTAAGACCGTTGTCGGGCTCTTGGCGTCCGCTTTCTCAACCGCTTTTGACGCCATTAAGACCGCGCTCCAAACCGCGTGGGACTTCATGCAACCCATTTTTGACAAGATCAAGGGTGCCATTGACGCGGTGAAGTCCGGCATGGATTTTGTTGGCGGCATTGGCGGGGCCATTGGTGGCATTTTCGGACGCTCCGCTCCCATGCCCGCCGCGCTCGGAGCCATTGACCCGCGCTCCCGCTCCTATGTGAGCTCCGGGGGAGTGCAGAGGACCTCCGGGCCGAACATTGTCATTAACGGGGCCATTGACCCGGTGAGCACCGCCAAGCAAATTAAGCGCATTTTGGGCACGGGCAACATGCGGCTAGGTGTCGCGTGACGTTCACATTTTCCGTAAAGGTTGACGGGGCGGACATTGCCGGATTGGTGCCGAGCGGTGAGGCGGAGATTGTCTACGGGCGGCAGAGTGTTACCGAGCAACCAACGCCAACGTCCGCCACGGTCACTCTCATAACCAAGGATGCTTGGGACTTCACGCCGGACATGGGGGCCATGTACCCGGAGTTTTCCCTTGGTGACCACTCCATGCGCTCGGGCTTTACGGACACTTTTGAGGAGAATTACGAGGGGTCCAAGAGCCGCGTCACGCTCGGAGCCCCCGTGGTCATTGGTGCCCATACCCCGTCAGGGTTTACGGACACTTTTGAGGAGACCTACACAAGCGGCGCGGACTTCACCCGCTTTACGGGTCGCATTGTCGCCATTGACTATGAGCCGGACCGAATCCAACTAACGTGCATGTCCCCGGTTGAGGAGCTCACCCGGCGAATTGTGGTGCCGCAATCATGGCCCGAGGAGTCGGACGTTGCCCGGGCGGAGCGTATTGACATGGCGGTTACGGCGTTGGGACCGTCAACCGGGCACATGGCCCCCATTGCGGACGGGCAAGAGACAACCGCGTTTGCGCTCCTGCAATCCGTAGCGGCGGACAATGACGCGCTTTTCTACGCCACCCGCACGGGGGACGTTGTGTACCGCACCCGCGGGGACTCTTACGCCAATTACGCGCTCCCGCCCGAGGTGACCCTCCTAGACCCGCTCCAAATGACGGCAGAGTTGGGGCTCATCGTTAATGAGGTGGAAGTTGAGTGGGGAGCCGAGGGAGCTCGGGACGCTTACCTTGCGACGCACCCGGACTCCGTGACCAAGTTCGGACCAATGGACGCTTCATTTTCCACCGGGCTTGCCCGTGAGGTTGACGCCATTAGATACGCGGACACCATGATTGCCCGCTACGCGCTGCCCCATTGGTCAATGCCGTCCGCCGTGGTGGACATGTATTTTGCAGACGACGCCGAGCGCGGCATGGCGGCAGAAATTGACCTAGGGGACCGGGTGACCCTGCCCAAGCTCCTCCCGGGCTCTCCGCTCTCCTCCTACTCCTCCGAGGTCCTCGGAATCACGGAGACACTCTCCGTTGACCATTGGCTCCTCACTCTGCACTTGTCCGCCGCGGACGCTCCCGTCACTCAGAAAGGCACGCCATGATCAACGCCGGGGACCCCGGGCACCTCAAAGCCCATAACGACATTAGAGCCGCCGTGCTCACGGAGGCGGCACGGTTTGGGGTTGCCGCTCCCAACTTGGCGGGGCCATTTGTCGGCGGGGAGCCGAACCACATTGGAGCTCACAACGCGCTTGTCACCGCAATTAGGAGCATTGCCACGGCGGGCGGAATTGACCTTGACGGCACTCTCGCCACCGTGGGCGCGGTCATGCCGGACACCGCGCACCTTGGGGATTCGGGGCACCCTCGGGACCATGATGACCTCACGGTTGCGCTTGGGCTCATCCAATGGTCACCCGCGTTTAACTCCGCCACGGGCGGCACGGTCACGGAATACACCAAGGGCAATGGTGAGCGTTGGAAAGTGCATACGTTCACGGGCAATGCGGACCTCAACGTTGCCACCGCCATTTACCCATTCCGCGTGTTACTTGTCGCGGGTGGCGGTGGCGGCGCGGGGCAGATTGGCAACAATGCCCAAGGCGGCGTAGGCGGCTCGGGCGGAGCGGGCGGCGCATTTGAGCAAGACCTCACGCTCACCATGGGAGCGCACCCGGTCACGGTTGGCGGCGGCGGAAGTCAACGCGCCAATGGCGGCAATTCCACGCTTGGCGGGCTCACGGCATTTGGTGGAGGGCGCGGAGGTTGGGAGCATGTCGCGGGCGGTGACGGCGGCTCGGGCGGTGGCGGTTGTTCCCATGTAGGCAATTGGGGCGGTCCGTGGTCCGGCGGCTCCGGGGTGCCCGGTCAAGGTACCAACGGCACCGCGGGTGGCGGGCAGGGTCAAGGCGGCTCGGGCGGCGGAATCCATTTGCAGACAAGCATCACCGGGACACCAATGACCGTTTCCCCGGGCTCTTACGGCTCCGGCGGTCACGGCGGCGATTGGTCTAACCCGGGCGGAGTTGGTGCCGCGGGCGTCGTAATCGTGTCCTACCGAATCGGATAACCCATGGAGTGCGTATGCAGCTCCGCGGACATTTTCCACCAAGAGTGCCCCACCACATGTCTTGTGCGGTGGGCGGCAGAGAGAGAGGCAAGCAATGAGTGACCCGACATGGGAGGACGTTGACCCCGAGGAGACCGCGGGGGAGTTCATTGACACCCCCGGAGAGGATGAGGAGGACCCGGACAATGC